TGTGACCTACGGCTTTACTGTTACCTATCGCCAAGTGAGCGACCAGATGAGTTAGTGAGCCTGGTTATTGATTTTTTGCATAACCACATTGAAAACCATGGTCATTATACCCATCACAGTGCGGCTTCATTTCCGTGTATTGATGATATGGACATGAGCACCGCAGTAGGCGGCGACTGTTACCAGAAACCTCATACTCTTCACAAACGTTCACATGCTTGTGAATCTTGTGGCAATGATACAGTCGTGTAATTGTTTCAACCATATTCGTCTCCTTTCCTCAATACTCAGCATGCCAGTGCCTGTACTTACAGGATAGGAGAACAAATATAAAAAGTCAAGGTAGGGAGGTGAAAACAGTTGAGCAAATCAACCAGGAAAAAGATTCGTTCTCTTGAAAAGAGAATATCAGATATTGAGTCACAACTTCAATGTCCGCAAGCTACTTTTACATGTCAATTGGTTACTCCAAACGACATTTTAGCCCAGATTCTTCAAGAGAGTCAATATCAAGATCATAAATATGAGATTCGAGCTAATCTGAATGGCAAGACATTATTCGAGAAGAAGACGGAAAGTTTTTTCTTAGAATAATCTGGAGCAAGAATCAGATAAGAAAGAAACTGCAACTTCACAGTAATTAAAGAGGAGGAAGAAAATGAAGAAATTTGAATTAACATCAGAAACCAAAATTAACATTTTCGGAAAGAAACTTTTCCGAATCAAGGCGCTCGTTTCATTTGGAGTTGTAAAAACTGGAGAAACTGGCGGATGGGTAGAAAAAGAAGAAAATGTAAACCAGTCCGGCGATGCATGGGTGTTCGACAATGCAGAGGTGTTCGACAATGCAAGGGTGTTCGGCAATGCAGAGGTGTCCGGCAATGCAAGGGTGTTCGGCAATGCAGAGGTGTTCGGCAATGCATGGGTGTCCGGCAATGCAAGGGTGTTCGGCAATGCAGAGGTGTCCGACAATGCATGGGTGTCCGGCAATGCAGAGGTGTCCGACAATGCAGATTACGCAACTATTCATGGATTCGGTACTCAATTCCGCACAACTACATTCTTCAGATGTAAGGACAAACAAGTTAAAGTGTCTTGCGGCTGCTTCTATGGAACAATTCCAGAGTTCTGCGAACAGGTGAAAAATACCAGAAAAGGCAAAATCGCCGAAGAATACTTGATGATTGCCGATCTCATGGAGAAACATTTTGCAGAAGAAGCAAAATAGAAGAAGCATCATAATCTATCGTAGAAGGGGGGAATTGCAATGGCAGTAATCAAAACAATCAAAAAGGGATCTGGGGTAATCAGAATACATGATGATTACTGCAAAGACAACACAGCTGAGGACAATCAAAGGATTGTCGATGAATGCTCAAGAATTATCTTGGACTACTACAGAAGAAAAGAAGCAAATTTGGCATAAGCGCCCCGGAGGGAGTCGGTACCTCCACCCCGGAGCAGTAAGCCACTAAACCAACCTTAGTGGATACAGGTAAATTATAATCCTCTATCCGCTAAAAAGTCAATATTAAGCGAGAGGAAAATAACATGGAAAATAAAAAAAATGCAACAAACAACGAAAAGATTACATGGAACGATTTGGAAACAATGCTAGCTACCGAAATCGTGAAAAAAGCAAAGAGAGAGACTAAGAAGTGGTTCAGTGCATGGCTTTTGACTACCGCGCTGTTAATCATTACTAATATCTTCTGGTATATTGCTTACAGTCTGTAATCTTTTTCTTTTTGGAGGGAAAAAGAATGAAATCACCCAGACAGAACAGAAAGGATATCGTAGTCAGTGCGATTATTGGGGTTCTGCTTACTTTTCTTCCGGTGTGGATGTGGGAGAAGAACTTGCAGCAAGTCCTGGCAAGTATCGTATTCGCATTGTTTACGTATTTAGCACTACTTTAAGAAAGGAGAGCGGAAATGTTTGAAAAAGAAATCAAAGAGCTTTTTGAATTAGCGTGGAGAGTTTCGAACGAAACAGATTATTTTGTTTCGTTTGACATCACTTCGCATGTACATGCTTGCATTATCTGCATTATGAATTCAAAGTGGGAGCCTAGAAAGGAAATGGATGGCATTTATACAATCTATTTTGATAATGAATTGCTTAAAGAGGAATCAGCCGAGCAGTGCAAGCTTGCAAAAGCACATCTTCTTAGACTCTTAATAGATGGGAGGTGTACGCTAAATGTTGAATCAGATGGAGTTGAAGCTCCTGCCGACAATGGAACTGATAACAACGGCGAACGAGCTTCTGGGGGAGCTGAACAGGCGGAAAGCGTACATTCTTGATTGGGAAAACCCGGACATGTATCTGAATCATCTCGAGTATCACTGTGCCGGCGGAGTATTTTCGAATGGTGAAAAAAATCCGGTGAGAGGGGATGGTTCTGACAATGTGTATTGCTTTTTTAAGGCGGTGTAAACATGGAAGAGCGCATTAATGAGATTGTTAGATTAATCGACACCCAGCTTGCTATTGTGCCGGATAATCCGATAGAGGAATCATATAAGGCAAGAACATTGGCAAGCTACGTACAAGCCTTAAATGGGCTTTTAACGGCTCAGAAATCATATAAGGAGGAAAGTATTAGTGAGTGAATTTGAAATCCGTATTCCGGCAAGGAAGAAGCAGCCGGCAACCGATAAGGATAACCCTGTCGTGAAAGTTTCGCCGGAAGCGTACAACGCACTGGTTGAGATTTATAACGAATCAACCATATCAATGAAAGATATTGCAAGTTTGCTGATCGTTGAGGGCAGCAAGCATGTGGTTTATGACAAGGAGGAATAGCAATGGCAACACCAGTATTAATTATTGGAAAATCTGGTTCTGGCAAGAGTACCAGTTTGAGAAACTGCCAGAATTCTGACTGGAACCTTATTAGAGTATTGAATAAACCACTTCCGTTTAAAGGAAAGATTGACGGATGGTTTACGGATGATTACCAGCAGGTAATGAAGTGCCTGATCGCATCAAAAGCAGAGTCAATTGTTATTGATGATGCAGGCTATCTTATCACTAATCACTTTATGAGAGGGCATGCTTCTGCCGGAAAAGGCAATGCAGTGTTTGCTCTGTACAATGATATTGGAGACTATTTCTGGAATCTTATCCAGTTTATCGTCACGAAAGTACCGCAGGACAAGATCGTATATATGATGATGCACGAAGAAAAGGATGATTCTGGAGATGTGAAACCAAAGACCATAGGAAAGCTACTTGATGAAAAAATTTGTTTGGAAGGTCTTTTTACCATCGTTCTTCGCTGTATTGAAGAAAGCGGAAAACACTTATTTGTCACTCAGTCCAGCCAGGGAGCAGTAAGTAAGTCTCCGATCGGAATGTTTGACAGTTTAACTATTGATAATGATCTCGCAGAAGTAGACAAGATCATTAGAGACTATTACGAATTAGGAAAAGGAGAAAACAATAATGCAGAAACCAAATAGCTATGACACAACACAGGCAGCAGGAGAATTTGAACCGATTGCTCTTGGCGGACACAAGATGGTTATTAAGCAGGTATCAGAGAAAAAATCCCAGGGTGGACTTGATATGCTTGTTATCTTGTTTGATTTCGCAGAAGGAGACGAACAGGCGGGTTACTTTATGAAGCAGTTTGAGAACGATATTCGTCCAGACAAGAAATACCCGAATGCAGGCACAAACTACATGGTCATTGACGAGAGTGTAGATTATGGTGTCCGCAACCTTAAAACATTTATCACATGCGTAGAAAAGTCAAATCCGGGCTTTGCTGTTAAGTGGGGTGACAACTTCGGACAGCAGTTTAAGGGAAAACTGATCGGCGGCATCTTCCGTCTGGAGAAAGACTGGTACGACAATAAAGAAGTGAAACGCCACAAGCTTGCATGGTTCCGCAGCCTGGAAGGGATCAAAGATGCAGATATTCCAGAAGAGCGTACCACAAAAGCGTATGACGATCATCTGAAAGAAGAAGCTATCATGGGAGCGAATCCGGCAGGTACGGACTTTATGAATATTCCAGATAGTGTACAGGAAGAGCTTCCATTCAATTAAAAGGATGTGGTTTTAATGGTTATACAAGTGGACACAAGGGAACATAAATCAGAATGGGAACGGATTCAGGATCAGTTTGACGGACTTGGAGTACAGTATTTTCGCTCCAAACTATATTGCGGAGATTATCAGTCGCTGGATAATGCAAAGCTCTGTATTGACCGCAAAAAGGATTTACAAGAGCTTGTAAATAATGTCTGCCAGCAGCATGAAAGATTTAAAGCGGAGCTGATTAGGGCGCGTGAAGCAGGTATACAGTTAATTATCCTATGCGAGCATGGTCCAGATATTAAATCTGTTGGTGATGTATATTTTTGGGAGAATCCAAGAAAACACAAAGTTATCTGGAGGACAATAAACGGCAAAAAAGTAAAAACTGTAATATCCGATAAGGCTGTTGACGGCTGTCAGCTATATAAGTCTCTTTGCACAATCAGAGATAAATACGGCGTCCGATTTGAATTCTGTACAAAAGAAGAGACTGGACGGCGAATAGTGGAGTTGTTGTCATGACAAAAGATGAAATCAAGCAATCAGTGAAAATGCCTGAGATTCTTTCTAGATATGGGCTTAAGCCAAATAGAGCCGGTTTTATATGTTGCCCTTTTCACAAGGAAAAGTCAGCGTCATGTAAGATCTACGATGATTCCTTTTATTGTTTCGGCTGCGGAATCGGCGGTGATGTGTTTGATTTCGTGATGCAATACGAATCCGTCCCTTTTAGCACTGCATTTATTGAGCTGGGCGGTACTTATGTATCAAAAAAAGGTAAAAGCCGCAACCAGATTAGACACGAAGTGCGAGATATCAAATTAAAAAAATGTAATCCCGCTCAGGATCCTAATGAGCTTGAGCAGGTAGAAAAGAACATACTTATGTACGAAACAGCGCTAAAAACCTTCCCTCCTGGTTCAGAAGAGTGGTATATGTGCCAGTTCAACCTTGAAAAAGAAAGAAGCAGATATGAAATATTGTCAGCTAAGGCAGGAGGTGAGAAGCATTCTTGAAAATATTGAAAATTTGCAAGCAAATGATTTTATGCAGAAGCAACTGTATGAAGAACTTTTTTCAATAAAAAGTAAAATCGACCGTTCGGAAACTAAATTTAAGTTAATGGACAGGGCGAAGAGTGTAAGAGCAAAAAGCATAGCCGAGGAATTCATAAAAGAATTCCAGAAAGCAGAACAGGACAAGGAAAAAGAAGAAAAAGTAAATCGTTCTATGCAGTTAGTTGAAAATATCACAAACTTTTATGAGGATGATATTGGAAAAGAATATCCAAACATGGCTTGTGGCAGCTGGATAGCTACAGAAAACGGAATATTTTCTTCTGAAACATCCAAGGCGAGAGAACTTGTATGTCACCATCCAATCATGCCGATACGTCGACTGAAAAATATTGAAACAGGCGAAGAACAGATCACAGTGGCTTTTAAAAGAGATGGATGCTGGACAGAAATAACTGTTCCAAAAATCGACATTGTGACTTCCAGGGCGATAACTAATCTTGCAAGGTTCGGTGTGCAGGTCAACTCGGAGAATGCAAGGCTTCTTGTGAAGTATCTGGCGGACGTTGAAATGTACAATGCCGATATGATCGACATACAGCACTCTACGAGCAAGTTAGGGTGGCATGGCAATGTATTTGTACCTTACGACCTTTCAATCGTCTTTGACGGCGAATACCGCTTTAAAACACTATTCCAGAGTATACAGGAAAGTGGAGACTACTTCAAGTGGGTGACTCTGGCTAAACAGTTACGATCGTGCGGACGATTAGAACCACGAATAGCACTGGCAGCATCTTTTGCAAGTGTGCTTGTACAACCGCTTGATGCATTGCCGTTCATCGTAGACTTCTATGGACAGACAGGCGGCGGCAAGACAGTAACGATCAACATAGCTGCATCTATCTGGGGAAACCCGTCTCCAGGATCCTACGTTGGGAATTTCCGGTCAACAGATACGTCATTGGAGACAAGGGCAGACATGCTTAATAACTTTCCGATGATCCTCGATGACTCCAAGAACGCTTCTCAATATATTCGGGACAACTACGAAACATTGATTTACAATCTCTGTTCCGGTAAAGGGAAAGGAAGATCAAATAAGGACCTCGGAGCAGCTAAGGAGAATACATGGAGTAATGTAACCATTTGCAACGGCGAGAATCCTATTTCAGAATTTGCAGATTCCGGTGGAGCAATCAACAGAATTGTTGAAATTGAGTGTTGCGAGGATATTTACGAGAATCCGGCAGAGATTAACAGCACTGTAATGAAAAATTATGGTTTTGCTGGAAGAGTATTTGTTGGAAATCTTAAAAAATTTACACCGGATGAGTTAAAAGAAATGAAGTCTGAGATTGAAAAGGGCTTTGATGGATATAATTTTCCGGCAAAACAGGTCATGGCTATATCCACGCTCCTACTGGCTGACAAATTAGCTACAGATTTCATATTTAAGGATGGACGTGAGCTGACAGTCGAGGATGTTGTGGACATACCTACACGCAAGAAAGACGTATCGGAAGGACAGAGATGCTATGAATTTATCATCGAAAGTCTTTCTGTGTACGGGCAGCACTTTGATGCGCAATTCAGTTGCGATCAGTGGGGATTTAAGGAAACACCAGATGAGTATGGAGATGTATATGTATATTTTTATCCGAAACCTCTTGAAAATCTCCTAAGGAACAACGGATTCTCCAGAAAAGCCTTTTCAGCATGGGCGATTAATCGAGAATTAATTAAGCATACGGGAAAAAGGGATACGGTAATAAAAAGAGATGGGGGAAGCGTAATGAGACTTGTTGCTGTAAAGATTATTGATATAAAAGATCTTGAAGACGAACAGGAAAATGAGCATGTTGAAGCTGATTTTATACCTGCTAATACTGGAACAAGTGTTCCGTTTTCGTGATTTGTAACCATGTAACCATGTAACCCGCGGAAAAGCATGTGTATAGGGAATAAAAAAATATATAAAAAAATCATATATACATTGCAATCTCCTATAAGAAAACCTTGGTTACATTGGTTACACGGTTACATAACTCTGAAACCCGCATAAAATAAGGGTTTGCGGTGTAACCAAGGTGGTTGAAAAGTTGGTTACACATTGGTTACAAAAATAAAATGATTACACAAATTAAAAAATAAAATTAAATTGCATGAAAATTCAGATTGTTACAATTGGTTACTAAGGCATAAGGAGTGGTTACAAAAATGGAAAAAGAGAAGCTTAATAAAAAACAGCGGTACGCATTGGACACAATGTTGTCTGGCAGTAATGTTTTCCTTACAGGAGATGCAGGAACAGGTAAAACAACGGTTATCCAAACGTTTATTGATGAGGCGGAAAAAGCTGGTAAAAGTGTTCTGGTATCTGCTACTACCGGAATAGCTGCGGACAATATCGGATATGGAGCGACTACCGTGCATCATGCATTGAATATCTCAATCAAATTTGAGGATTACAAGAAAAAAGTGAAATCCAGAGCTGAACTGTTGAAGGAAGCGGATATTCTTATTATTGACGAGATCAGCATGTGCCGGTTCGACCTGTTTAATATGATTGCGAAGGCGATCATTATAGAAAATGAAGAGAGAGCGGTTGATAGACTTTTGAGCGGAGAGGATAAAGAAGACGTTCAACTGATCGTAATCGGGGATTTCTACCAGCTTCCACCAGTTATTCCGACAGATGATCGTAAAATCCTCTGCCGGATGTATGGATCTGATTACGGAAAGGGTGGAAAGTACGAACACGGATATGCTTTCATGTCTGAATACTGGAAAGAAATGGGGTTTGAATATATCAAGCTTGATGAAGTATGCAGGCAGAATGATGAGGGGTTTAAGTATGTGCTGAATGATATTAAATATGGCAACAATATTAGAAAATCCATTGCATATCTGGAAAATAACGAATCGGACAAGGTTATACCGGAAGCACCGTTCTTGGTTGGTACTAATGCAGAAGCTGATCGGATTAATAATACTTTTCTCGGAAAACTGGATAAAAAGACCGAAAAAGTGTTTCATGCAGCAGTTGACGGAGAATTAACGTCTGCTGATATTAAGAATATTGCATTTGCCAGAGAGGACTTAATTCTTAACATCGGTGCAAAAGTGATGATTACAGTCAATGATCTGTCTGGAAACTACGTCAATGGAACGATTGGCATTATTCAGAAAATTGTGGACAACGGAGAATTTGAAGAATCCTATCTGGTTATCAAGACTGATAAGGGTAAAACAGTTAACTTGTACAGATACAGTAAAGACATTGAGAAACAGGTTATTGAGGAATCTGAACAAGAAAAGGATGGTCAGAAGATCGTGAAAGAGAAGATTGTCCGTAAGAAATTTGGATCGTTCTCTCAGTTCCCGGTAAAACTTGCCTGGGCAATCAGTATTCATAAATCACAGGGACAGACATTTGAAAAGATTAATATTGATCCTTGTTGTTGGGATCCTGGGCAGTTCTATGTATCTGTTTCCCGGGCGAAATCCGCTAATGGCATACATTTTATCAGACCGATAAAACAGAGCTATATAAAGGCGTTTAGCAAAGATAACGAGCGACTTCTTGAACAGAGTTTTGAGGTAGAAGAAGGTGTATAAGTATGAGAGTGACGCATGAGCAGATACCGAACACCATAAAGTTTTTACAAATCGACTTTCCGGCACTGGTCCTTCAGACCGCCGGAATAGAAGAAAAGGACGAATACTGGCAGCAGGTAGTTGAGCAGATACACGTTGTATCAGACAAATATAATAAAAACGGCTTTGTGGATCACATGCTTACAGCCTATGCGGATTATCTAGACAAGATGCATAAGAAAGCTAAAAATCTGAACAAGGAGAAAATCAATGAACAAAATGAAGGAGTATGAGCGAGGAAGAGAGGATGGTCTTGGTTTGGCGCTCAGAATCGTTAGAGATGGCGGTATAGAAGCGCTTGAGAGGGAAATAAAATTCCGGGGCATTACAGGAGTACATACCTCTTTAGCCAGTAAGGACCTGGATAAAGCAGCGCAGAAGATTAAAGAAATGACACTTGATACATTTACAATCCTTGGAATTGCCGTTTTGCATGATGATTTCGGATTTGGACAGAAACGCTGCCAGAAGTTTATGGACGGCATGGACAGGGGGGGCTGATTATCTGATTGATGATATGGCGACCTGGGAGGATTACAGAAGATCAATCAAAGAGGAACTGAATCTTGATTTGAGATTCCGTATTAACGATTAAGCGAGGTGTTATTGATGGGAAAATACAATACAGAGCGCAAACACAAAGAGGGACAGGAGATGTATAAAGCGGTATATCACTTTATCTTGAAATATTACCGTAAACACCGCTATATGCCATCCACAAGAAATATTGCAGATGGATTAGATATTTCAATGGCTACTGCAAGAAAACACTTTAATTTGCTTTTGGACAATGAATTACTTGTTAGCGAGGATCCGACAGAGCAGAGGGCGTATAGATTGAGTTATTCAAAGGTAGAGACCGATTAATCATGTACCAACTGCACAATAGCGTGTCAGTTGCTTACATGGGGAAAGTGAGGTAAGTAATGAATATTGATAAAGCAAAATTGAAGTTAGGAATTTGGTACGAGGATGAAAACGGAAATGTGATTAATCAAAAAGAAGATTTAATGTGGGAAGCACCGGAAAAGGCAAGAACGTATCATTCTTGTTTCCCGCTGCAAATAACGGAAAGCATTTATGCGGTACATAGCAAATCTCAAAAGGAAACATGCAAACACAAAAGAAAATATTGGAAAAAGGATACAGGTCTGATAAAGGGATTAAAAGGCCATATATGCACTAATTGCGGGTGTAACCAAACAAGAAAGTGGTGGCAGCCATGGGGAAGAAAATGGGATTATGGAACGGATATTACACCACTTATTGACCTTCATACAAGTATTGGAGGTGGAAATCAAGATGTCATAATGGCAATGGTAAACAGCGGAGATTATACACTACAGGAAGCACTCGTTGTTTTTTCTACGGCCTGCGAAAGATGTATGAATGTACTTACATACAAGTATTTGAATGGAGCGGATGGATATGAAGAATATTCAGACGAGTGGAAAAAATGCAATACTGAATGCGATTTTTGTAAGATTAAGGAGGACGCAAAATGTTAATCAGAAGTCAGGATAAAACAATAATAGTAAATATTGATAATGCTTTCAGTATTGCAATTCGAGACATTAATGGAGCGGCATCAATATATGTCGGAAGTCAAGGAGGTTGTTGCATTATCGCTGAATATTCCACCAAAGCAAAAGCCATGAAAGTACTGGACATGATTCAGGAAGCCTATGGAGATTCGGAATACACAAAATATGTAATTCCAGAAGTATGTAGGATATTAAGTATGCAGCCAAAAACGGAAGAAAGCAAAGCACATGCAGGAGAACTTGGAGAAATGCTCAAAAAAGGAATGACGTTCCAGATGCCAGAAGATGGGAGCGTGATTGTAAAGGTGGTGGAGCTGAATGAGAGAAATTCTTTTCAAGGGAAAACGGATTGATAACGGCGAATGGGTTGAGGGATATTACCTAAGAGATCAATATCACATAGGGGGAAAGGACATTATTTTTTATCGAAAGGATTCAGATCGGTTTACAGTATACACTGATAGAATTGATATAGAAACCCTTTGCCAGTTCACAGGACTTTGCGACAAGAACGGGAATAAAATTTGGGAGAACGACATTGTTAATCATAACGGAAAATATGCCCCGGTAAAATTTGGAATGTATTGTTCGAGTTTTGATTACGGAAGCTATAATTTTGGATTTTATGTTGATTTTCCAGAAGAGACATTTTACCGAAAAGAACTTGGATATTGGCACAGAAAGATTGAAACTGCTGGTGACATTTTTGACAACCCAGAATTATTACAGGAGGAATCAGATGAATAAAGGCAAAGACATTTCAACTATGTTCACAAGAGAAGAAAACAAAAAGAATGGAAGACTTGGATATTATAATGCTACCAGAGAGAAGAAAGATGTTATCAGTCCGGCACAGTATGGAGCATTCTTGCAGAAAAGAGGTAGGAGAAAATGAGCAAATCAGTATTAGTGATAAATACGCCAAAATATTGTGCTTTATGCGTTTTACGCAGTGGAGTGTCTCACCCGTTCTGTAGAGTAAACAATAGAGATATTACAGATTTGAGCATTAGACCTGATTGGTGTCCATTGAAGCCATTGCCTGAGAAAATGAAAGTAACTGGACTTTATAACGGCGAGTATTTCAAAGCAGGAGGCAAACCACCGAGCTATAAAATCGGCTGGAATAAATGTATTGATGCGGTCACAGGAGAGGCGAAGTAGATGAGCAAGAAAGTAAAGTGTTGTGAATGCGATTCTTTTATGGGATGGGCTTTGCCAAGAGGGGTAGATAAAGACAATTACGAATATGCGAAAAGAGTTTTGAAGTTAGCGTCTACCACAGGAGTATGTGAATACACCATGAAAACCAAGGCAAGATCGCATGAGCAGTATTGCAGGAAATTTAAAAAAGACAAGTTCTTAGAACGACATAACGATTTTTTTAAAGATGAAATTTTAAAACTTGAAAACATGATCAAGGAATATGAAAAAGAAAATTTTGTGGAAGTAGACGAATCATGGAAAGCTCATTTTATGAGAAGATTTCAAGAGGTGAAGTAGATGGAGAGATTAACAGATTATTCAGACGATGAATGCACATATATCATTGGCGTTGGGAATAAAACTTGCGAAGAATTTTGTAAAAACGCAGTAGATGGATGCAAGAATTGCTATATCCAACAAGTGTTTAAAAAACTTGCTGACTATGAAGACTTGGAAGACCAGGGCTTGCTTGTGAGATTGCCGTGTAAGGTTGGAGATACAATGTATGATATTGTAGGAAAACCTCTTAGAATTGTAGAACACAAAGTGGATGCTTTTCATATTGATAAAAAAGGCTTTCATTTACAAATTATTAACGGAGTTTTAGAAAAGAAGCAAGAAGCAAAGGTTTATTTTTCTCGTGAAGAAGCCAAAAAGAAGTTGGAGGAGATGAAGAATGGCTGAATATGTTAAAAAGTCAGATGTAATAAAAATCATGGAAAATAATTCTTACATGATAGAAGTATTTGGAGTTAAAAAGAAAATGATTGACGGATTTGCAATGTGTTGTGATTTCGTAGATTTGGAAACTGTTGAGATTGATGAAGATGAGATGGAGGAATAAGAATGGACGCTAAAGAAGCAAAAGACATCTTATCAGATATGAGAGACCAGTATTTATGTTTCTTGGGAAATTCAGAAATCAAAGATGAATGGCAGAAGAACTATCTCAAAGAAGCATGGGCGTGTGATTCTGGAGCAAAGGCTCTTGCCGGATTAATCACAGGGATAAAGATTAATAAAGGTGTTATCGCAGAAAGTATTTTGCATTACGGCAAAAATAATCAAAGTACAGTCTGTATGGAAGAATGCGCCGAACTCATCCAGTCAATTAGCAAGGCAAAACGCGGAAAAATCGACCGTGATAACCTAACAGAAGAAATTGCAGATGTGCTTATCTGTATCGAAATGTTAAAGCAAATGTACATGATTTCCGATGAGAAAATTAATAAGTGGATTGAGAAGAAACAAGCGAGAGAAGCAGAAAGGATGGAAAAGAATGATTGATAGTTTAATAGCATTTACATTTGGAATAATATTCGGATCATTTGGCACTATTTACTTGATTACACATTTTGGTGGCAAGCGTAAATAGAAATAAAAAGGAGTGATGATATGCGTACCAGGCAAAAGTCACTTGTTGATTTTGGTGTATATCCGGAAGATATTAACCGATTAAAGGATATATGCCAGAAAGCTACACCAGAGCAGAGACACGATATTTTACATTGCTGCATAAGTTCTTGCCCTCCAGGGATTGAACTTCTGGTGTACGAATCTATTGTAACAAACAAATCCTATGACCGTATCATGAAAACGAAATACATACCGGCAAAGCGAGACGATTTCTACGCATACAAGCGCAAGGCAATGGCTATGTTTTATGATACTCTAAGAAAACTAAGAGAAATATAATACTACAATTAATATTAAAATG